GCTGCAAGCTGTTGGCCCTGCTGGTTCTGTGCGGCCCCAAGTGCAGTATTGAAACCTTGCTGGCGAAGCTGGGCCGCAAGCTGGCCGCCTTGCTCTGCAAAAGCGCGGTTGGTTTCGGCCTCGGCGATGCCCTGACGTGATCCGCCGAAAGCGCGAGCCGCTGAAGCCTGCGCGCCAAGTTGGTTTTGCTGCATCAGGCGCTGGCGTTCCAGATCGGCCATTGACGTGTCAATGACCTGCCGGGTGTAGGGGTTCTGGAAGGCTGAAATGTTCGGCATGTTCATGCCTGCTGCCGTTGTTCCCTGAAGCGCGCCGGTCAGAGCCTGTTGCGACTGCTGGAACACATTGCCGCCGAAATTCGGGGCCTGCACATTTTGTGGGTTAGATCCGCCAGCCATGTTTATTTCCCCCGTCCCATACCGCCGCCATCTCGCCCTTTTGGCGCGGTGCTGCGGCTAATTGGCCGATTCGATTGAGTAGGAGCGCCTTGCGGCCTGCTCAATGCTGCTGCTGCGCGATTAACTGCACTGTTCGGGTTGCGCGTGTTGACACCGCCCGGCATGTAGGAACCCGCCGTTGCCATTGAAGTAGTGCTGCGATTGTTACGGTCGCCAGATTGTCGTGATGCTATTGCAGCAGCGCGGGTCGCAGCAGCAAGGTCAGAACCGCCACGATCACGGTCGCGGTCACGCGCAACTGGCGGTGTGGCTGGTGCTGGCGTTGCTGGAAGCGGCGCGACGTTTCTGCCAAAGCTAAGAGGCTGTGCGCCCGTCTGAGGATTGATGAACATGCCCGTGATGGCGTCATACTGGCCCGGTGCGCGGCGCTGCAACTCGGCCAAAGACTGATCGTAAAGGCCGCCGGACGAATAGCCCTGCACGCCGCCAGCGAAGGTTTGCGGTGCAGGCATACCCATCGACAGATCGGTGGTCCCAAGGCCAAACGCACCCGCAGAAGCGTTAATCCCTTGGCCCGCCGCCATTTGCATCGGTGTCATTGCGGCGACATCTGGGCCGTAATATGGCGTGTAGCCGATGTTCGCCGCTGCCTGCCCGCGCCCTAGTGCTTCTTGGCCCGCAGCTTCAAGCCAAGCAGGGATTTTGACTTCCGTGGTAGACTTGCCACCCTTACCGCCGCCGCTCATTCAAAGTCCCTTTCCAACACCGTCATCACTGGCTTATATCCGTGCTTCGCAAGAACTCGCTCCCAGCCACGTCGCCCAGCGATTGTCATTGATGTGCAGCCCTGTGTCTTTCCCCAAGCCACGGCGGAATCAATCATGCTGACGATTGTTTCCATCTCACCACCGGCTAAAAAAACGTGCAGGACACTTTTCTTAGGGTATAGCACAATCTCAGTGACAGCGCACCCCTTTTCAGCAGGCCACAGTTGCATCCGGCCCGCCAATATACCGTCCACAACATCTTGGAAATCATGCGACCCGCCGCTGTACTCCAAGGCGTCCTCAATCCACTTGCGGCAATGCTCCAAGAGCGTCATGCCTGCACCCGGCTGATGGCCATTGTAGCCGAGGGCGAAGCTGGAGCGTATGCCGTGGCGGCGTGGGCCAGCAGCGAGCCGCTGGTGCTGTCTGTTGCCCACATAGCTTCGAGGTAATCATTGGCCGCAAACTGGAAAATCGAGTCGCGGGACACAACAATGGTCGCGCCGTTGTTGTGCAAGGACGCCACTATCGTGCTGCCCGTGATGTTGGTTCCGTTGATGCGGGGCCAGAAGCGAAAGTTGATTGTGCTGCCGGATGACGAGGCAATCTGCGCTGTAAACGAGACGCGATACAGGCCGCCCTCAGAGAACACAATCCGGGTCGGGTTCGTTCCGCTTTTCGTAATGCCATCAGAAATAGACGGCGCGTCAAATTCAATCGCGTAGGCTGTGTCAGCAGCCGCAGCCGTGATCGACGCATCCTGAGCGAAGATCGCATAGCCGTCCGCCAGCACGATCTGCCGCCACTCGTTCCCCTTGGAGACAACAGGATAGCCGTTTACGTTATCCCACAGCAGAACGCCGTTTGAAGTCGGCGTGGCCCCGCCTTCCTTAAAGGTAAGGTTATCCCAAAACCGAGCCAAAAAACGGCGCAGATCCTCGCCCCAAAGGCGAAAGTCCTGCCCAATAGGTGGAACGCCAAACCTCAACGGCGGCCTCCGGGGATAGCGTCAATGCGTGGAACACCCCACCGCCAGCTATCGTTGGCGGCCCCCGTTACCCGCATCGCAACCTGCCGCCCGCTAAAGCGCACATCTGTCGGCGCAGACATGCTATACGGGCCATAAGACCGTTCAGTGTCGTTGGGGTAAAACCGCGTCTTGAACGTCACCGTGACTTGGCCCTGCGTCTTTTCGTCGGGGATCAGCATAGACGCCATCATCGTCGTATCGCCAGCCCCGATTTCAAACGGTCCACTTTCGGCAAACACCGTCTCGCTTGTTAAGTTATAGCCCGTCTCTTGGTTGTAGGCGATGCCAGTTGTTCCAAACCAAACAGGGTTTGCAAACACTCCAGCATCAACGCCAGACGTGCGGGCCAGAGAGCCAATAGCCCAATGGTTTTCCTCGTAGTTAAAAACGACATAGCTGTCGCATTCGTTGCTTGCTGCCGAAGGATAAAACCACCAGATCTCATTGAATTTGGCGTTTGTGACGGCGTGAACCTTGCTGCGCTGCGAGGCACTGATGTTGTTGAAAACGTAGTCTGACACCTCGCAAGGCACGTCTTGAACTTGCCCGCCAGACAGCACGAAAAAGCCCCTGCTGCCCATCCAGAACACGCCACGATCAACCGCAGCGGCACAGCGCCGGGAGATAGCACCGCAAGCCGCGCCAACGCGCTCAAAGCCGTAAACGAAGGGAGGCCCTTGATATGTCGCCACATGCGCGTCGTGGTCCGTCAGGATCAGCGTTTGCCCGCGTGCCTTGATGCCAAGCATGATCTGGCCAGCAGTCTGCAACTCAAGATCGCCGGCCTCGTTCGTGGCAGCAGGCGTCCAGACTGTGTTATCCTCACGGTCGCACCACTGAACCTTGCGGACGTTGCCGCCTGCGCCAAGAGCGAAGATGAACCGCTCCTCTGTCACGACAATGCCGAGATTGCCGGTCGGCGCGTTGGTGATGACAAGCGCGTCAGCGGCAACATCCAACTGCCATTCGTAAATCTTGCCGTCTTTGCTGGAGCAAGCAATCAGATATTCGCCCCAAGTGTCGAGGCTCCACGTCGTGGCTTCGGTGTAGTTCACCACATCTTGGCGCGGCGTGCCGTAGGTGTAATCACCATAAAATCCGCCGCTGTAGCCGAGATTGAAGGCTGCGCTTTCAAGACCCGTCGTAAAGCTGGTTGGCGTGATGTCCGTGACGGTGTTTGATCCTGAGATGGCAAACAGCTTTTCATAGGTTCCAGCCGCCATCCATCTGTCGGCGCTGTTGTCACGCCATGCGATGGACCCGCGCACCTTTCTGTTTGAGGAAACAGTGACCCGTGTGGCCCACCCGCCAATCGGCTGCATGGTTCCATCCATCCAACGGATGAGGCTGGCATCACGCCAGCGGCCCGACGATTGATAGTCGGTCCCGTTGCGGTAGACCCCCGGCGGAATGGCGAGCGGGACTAGTGGCATCAAATCACCTTAGCAAGCCATCAACACGCACGGGACAGCGTAGGAGCCATCCGCGTAGGTGTGAGACACATGGGTTGAGGTAACTTTAGCGATGGTCTTGGATCGCACGATGTCGTCGCCCTGCGGTTTGGCTGTGCCGTCGCCTGCGGACATCAAAAGATCACCGCGCTGGACCGTGGTGCCACCTGCGATGCGGATCACCATGTCGCCCGTCATGGCAAGCAGGATGTCGTTGTAGTCATCCTCAGTGGTGTCCCAAGCTACGAACACCCCAGCCACGTTGGCATCACCTTCGACAGTGCTGACCTGAACACAGTTAAGCTGTTCGTTGGCCTCTTGGTCCCAGTTCGACATCTGGTCAAGGTTCGACATGACCGTGCCTTTGAGCAGTTCAGGCCGCGAGTTGTCTGGGAATTGCGCCCAGCGGGAGAGGTGTCCGCCGTTGTAGCTGACGGTCGTGCCAGATACTGAGATGGTGCCTTCTGAGGCACCGCCCTGCCGGAGATCAATAAGAGTGCCGTCGTTTGTCTGACGCATGACGACGAGCGGTGTGTTGCCCGACCGGAAGAAGACACCCGCACCAGATGATCCAAGCTGAGCGCCAGTGTCAGTCGTGCTGCTCGTGCTGAGTGTTGTGCAACCTACGCTGAAAATACCGTTGCTGTCGATGCGGGCGTGTTCAGATGTACCATTATAAAACAACAGGTTTGCGCCGCTCACGGCCTGAACAATCGGATCAGTGCCAGTGTAAGTAAGAGCACCTCTGGCGTTTGTATTACCCCAGCTTATGGGTGCGCTACCATTTCCAAAGAACCGCGCAGCCCCAGAAACCTCCAGCTTCGCACCGGGAGAACTCGTCCCAATCCCCACGTCGCCAGCAGAGGTGATACGCATACGTTCTGCGCCATTTGTTTCGATCAACAAAGGGTAGGTAGAGCGGCTGGAGATATAACTGGCGTCATCCGCATGGTAGACATACATGCCCGGATTGCCGTCGTATCTCATAAAGTTAATGCCGCCAGCACGGTCTGTTTGGGATGCGCTGTTGCCCTTCAACTCAAGCGTTGTAATGCCCGTTCCAAGAGGTGTAGGCGAACTCGTCCCAATCCCCACGTTGCCCGAACTATCCACCCGAAGCCGCTCAGCCCCAGCCGTCTCCACCGTCACGGTATCAGCCGCAGGGAAGCGAATAGCGGTGTCGGTGTCGCCGTGATGGACCAGCTTGTCAGAAAACGCCGGGTTGACCAGCGCCGTTGTGCCATCCAACAGGTCATCAATTGCGTCCAAGTTGGTGTTGATCTTGGTGCCCCAAGTATCTTCGGACGCGCCAACCTCCGGCTTCGTCAGTCCGTAAGTTGCTGTGGTTGTATCTGCCATTTTGAGCCGCCCTTATGCCGCTTCTGTCCAAGTTTCCGCCGTGTCGGAGACAGGCGTCCAAGCCTCATTCGTATCAGATTGCGGCGTCCATGTCTCTGCCGTATCCGATTGAGCCGTCCATGTTTCGGATGTGTCGGACTGCGCCGTCCACGTCTCCGCAGTATCTGAACCCGGCTCCCACTTCTTGATGGCCGTTGCCGACACTATACACGAAATTGCAGACAACGCACTAGCCAACCGCACACGCTCACAACCAGATGTAACCGTTGCGGCGCAAGCCAACGTGGCTGATGCGTTGATAACCGCCTCGCTGGCCGCCGTGGCCGTCAAAGCCGCAGACGAGACAGCCGAGACGTTGCGAGTGCGCTCTGCCAATGCCGCAGTGCTGGCAGCAGATGCTGCGCTTGCAGCAGCCTCTCGCAGCCTTTGTGCATCCGCAGAAACGGATGCTGCGATTGCAGCGGATGCGGAGACGCTCTTGAGGCTTACGACAGATGCGGATGTTGATGCAGAAGACGCAGCCGTGGCGCTGGCCTCTCGCACCCTTTGTGCTGAAGCGGTTGACGCGCTTGTGATCGAGGCCGTGGCCGATGCCGCTTGAATGCGCTGCGCGGACGCAGAAACGCTAACAGCGACCGAAGCCGCTGCTGCTGCATCAACGATGCTGCCGTCCACGCCATAGGCTCTGACGCCATAAGCGCCGGTGCCGTAGCCTGTGCGATAGACCGCCACGGCAAGCCCTCCTTAGTCGAGGTTGATGTCCAGATCACCCGTCGGCACGCGCAGAACGTCCCCGGTGTCAATCGCCTTGGAAGCCGTCAGCGAGGCGTAGGCGATCATGTTGCCCGAGGTCGAGGCGTCGAACACAGCGACATGCGTGATCGTGCCCCAGTTGCCCGTCGCCGTCGGAAACTCGATTGCCGCGTCATTTGAAGCGGTGTTGCCGGACACAGTGAAGGTCACGGCCTCGCGTGTGTACCCGCTTCCTGACAATTCGGTGCCGCCGCCAGCTTCACCCGGTGCAGCCGTGAACAGGCCAAGATACCAAGCGGTCGGACGTGCAGGCGAAGGTGACGAGGCGGTCAGGAGCCACGTCAGGACGCTTGTTTCGAAAGAGTTTGTCAGCGACATCAGAAACTCCTGATTTTCATACGCAGGCCGGTTCCGCTGTGCCGCGCATCGTTGGAAGAGGTGTTAAGGCCATCAATCGCAGATTGATAGAGCCCAGCCCAGATTTGAATGCGGGCGTCGTCTTTCAGGTACGGTGCAGAATGGATCAGCGCCCCGTAGAGGTAGGCATCCGGCGCATTGGTCAGGAGCCAGTTCGTCGTGGCCGAGTCCGACAGCGCAGGGATCTTGGCGTAGTAAAGCAGTTCGCCAGCGTAAGTCCCATCCGGCACCGGGTAGAGTTCGAACTGCGAGCCGGTCATCGCGTAGTAATACGGGCGGCCAGTGACGTTGCTGTCGGCCTCTTTGCGGTCAATCATCTCGGCTTGGCTGATGAGTTCGAGCCGCGAGGTTTCGCCGGTGGTCAGGTAGAAGCGGATCGTCTCCACCCAATCGGACGGAATGGCGCTGAATTGCGTGTCAAGCTGGGCGGTCGATCTGGTTTCCATACGCCAATGACGCACCTTGCGCTGCATGTCAGCCTCGGCCAGCGCGATGAAGGTTGGCACGACAGACGTGAGATCGTCGCGGTTCAGAAAGTC